AGCTTCTGCACAAACTCTTCCGGTAGGTTTACAAGACGACTACATTGCTGCAGTCGGCGCAGGACTTGGAGACGAGACATCTGGAGCAACAACACTTTCTCTCACAAACTTATTGAAAGATCGGGGACTAACTTTTTCTGAGGCCGCAACAGCCACAGGGTTGACTCCAGAAAATGAGAATTACGCTTCAGCTGTTAGAGCGTTTTATGATTTAAATCCAGAGCTTACTTCTGATGGGCTGGAGTATCAAAATTACGAAAATTTCCCAGGCGGAGTTTATGGTCCTGGGCAAGCAATGCCCAATATTCCTGATGCAGTTACTGGGATGTTTGTTCCGCAGGCATATACTCCGTTTACTCAAGCTGCCCCCGGAGGGCCTCAGCCCGCGGGCAATGGAACTCCAGCTACGACTTTATTTTCACCGGGTATTTCAACATATGCTCAACAACCCACAAGCGGCGTAACATATTCGTACCCGCAGCCTTTTGGTGATATTGACATCTTCAACCGCACGAATCCAACGGGCCTAACAGCCTATACTCCACCACCACCGACTAATACTAATTCATGATTGGTATTCCAAAAGTCTTTCATATTAGCTGGAAGGATAAAAATGTAGCTAATAGTGAAGCTCTGATGATCCAACGGGGTCTCCATCAGCTAATCGCTCTGCATCCGGACTGGGATGTTCAGATATCCGAGGACCAAGATTTAGATGATTATTTAATTGAGAAGCTCGAACCTCGGCTCTTTGACCTTATAAAAGACGAGGGTCCAGTTCAGAAGACGGACATTTGGCGTTTGCTGAAGCTGTATTATGAAGGTGGGGTATATGTGGACTTAGATCGTTGGTGTAACAAATCCTTAAACGATATTTTGACTGATGATGTGCAGTGTATTTTGCCGACCAATGAAGATTGTGATTTTTCTCATGATTTGATGATCACGGCGCCTTATAACCCTTTGTTTGAAAACACCATTAATTTATACCTTAATCGTAGGTTGCAGGGGCACACCAATACTTATTTACTAGGGGCACAAACGTATATGCATGGGGTTTCAATTGGGCTAATGCATAAAATGTTTGATACCAACCCCGGAAGAAATGCCTTTGAAGACATCCGTGCAAGAATCGATGAATTACCAGAAATTGCAACGTATCGTGAAGAGTTACCTAATAACACCTTACTTTTTGAAGGCGATGCGTCAGACTGGGAAGCCGTAAAGCGCGAGTTTTACGCGGAGTCCGGTATAAAACACTGGACTGGAGAGTGGTAAACAATGAAAAAAGCAACATTGCCGCTAATCTTCCAGCCTTTCGAGGCGCAAGATTATATTAGGTTGGGTAAAGATTATGACGGGGGTTATTTAGTCAGCAAAAATGACGTGACTCGTGCTACAAGTCTTGTAAGTTTTGGCGTTGGCCAAGACACATCTTTTGAAGAAGATTTTTACGAAATTAATCCATGTTCAATTAAAGCGTTTGATGAAATTGCGTTCAACCTTAATAACTTTTTTGACGCCAATAAAACAATTACTCAACAAAGAGTTCAGAGAGGCCCGTGGTTTGATAACCTGTTGGCCGGTTGTGGCCCGAACACTTTTCTAAAGTGTGATATTGAAGGTGCGGAATACGACCTGCTGAATGATTTGATAAAGCATTCGAGTAAATTTTGCAGTATGGTTATAGAGTTTCATGATATCCAAAACCCGAACAATTTCGACAGACTGACAAACTTTCTTGGCAAGGTCGAACAAAAACTGATTCACACACATATCAACAATAATTTTTACTACTATGACCGCGAGCAAGTTATACCCTCAGTTATTGAACTGACCTTTTCATCTGGTGAAACTATGTTTAACCCGAGCAAAAAACTACCGCACTCACTCGATATGCCCAACCACGAAAATAGAGGTGATATACAAGTGTTATGGACACATCAGCGTTAGAGGCTCTGCCGGAAGAAGTACTTAAAGAGATTTTGGCCCTGAAAGAGGCCGAAGTCATGCTCAAAGTACGCGAAGAGGCACAAGACAAGTTCATGCCTTTTGTGCATCACGTCTATGACGGCTTCATCGAGGGGCAACACCACCGAATCATTGCAGAAAAACTGGAACGCATTGCGAAAGGCGAGTTAAAACGCCTAATAGTTAACATGCCGCCACGGCATTCCAAGTCAGAATTCGCATCTTACCTCATGCCCGCATGGTTTCTTGGCAGAAACCCGAAGTTGAAGATCATTCAGGCCACGCACAATACAGAACTAGCTGTGCGTTTTGGTAGGAAAGTGCGTGATTTGATGGGTTCTGACACATATCGTGATATTTTTTCAAATGTTCACTTAAAATCTGATGATAAAGCAGCCGGTCGGTGGGGTACTGCCGAGGGTGGTGAATATTTTGCGGCGGGTGTCGGAGCCGCGGTCACAGGTCGTGGTGCCGATCTGTTCATTATTGACGATCCGCACTCAGAACAAGACGCATTATCTGAAACTGCGTTCGATCACGCATACGAATGGTACACATCTGGTCCTCGTCAGCGTCTCCAACCGGGCGGAGCGATCATTGTGGTCATGACCCGCTGGGGTACAAAGGACCTGACAGGCCGTTTGTTGAAGGCGCAGGGCCAAGACATTATGTCAGATGAGTGGGAAATTGTTGAATTTCCTGCAATTATGCCATCTGATAAGCCATTATGGCCTGAATTCTGGGACAAAGACGACCTGTTAAAGGTCAAAGCGGCGCTGCCTTTAGCCAAATGGAACGCGCAGTGGCAGCAACAACCGACCGCCTCAGAAGGTGCGATTGTTAAAAAGGAGTGGTGGAATGTCTGGGAAGACGACGAAATACCTCCTGTTAAGTATATTATGCAGTCCTACGACACCGCATTCTCCAAAAAAGAAACCGCCGACTATTCCGCAATTACGACGTGGGGTGTGTTCGAGCCCGAGGAAGGAGGTCCGGATCACCTTATCCTCCTCGACGCCAAGCGTGGTCGTTATAACTTTCCGGAATTAAAACAGGTCGCCTTAGAAGAACATGATTACTGGGAGCCTGATATGGTGATTATCGAGGCGAAAGCGACCGGTACACCGCTGACGGACGAGCTTCGTCGGACAGGTATTCCCGTGATGAATTACACACCGGGCAAGGGTCGTGATAAAGTAACGCGCATGCATACTGTCGCGCCTTTATTTGAGGCTGGAATGGTCTGGGCTCCTGAAAAGCGGTTCGCAGAAGAGGTCATTGACGAGTGCGCGGCGTTCCCTCACGGGGACCACGACGACTATGTCGATAGTATGACTATGGCGCTTATACGGTTCCGTCAAGGTGGATTTATCACGCTTGAGGGAGAAGAAGATGATGAAGCGGACAGTGTCCCAAGATTTAGAGAGTATTACTGATGGCTCGAAGTAGAGGTAGCTACACACGAGGCGGAGAGCGCGTAGGACGATCTAAAATGGTCGTTGGCGGCAAAGTTTCAATGCCAGATGGAACAATTGGAACAGTACAGCGCGTGTTTGGTGATTCAAAAAGCCGCAGAGCGGTTGTTATCACCGACGGCGGCTCGTATAACGTTCCTGTTTCTGAGTTAAAACCGACAGCAGGGCGCCCAAGACAAGAAACTGTTCGTCCTTCTTCTGGAACGCTTGATCCTGAAGTTGCAAGGGGCGAGAAACCTGACTCAAGGGGCAAATACCGTGCTCCAATTCCTGATCGTGTGTTTCAAAAGCTTCAGGCAATGGGAAGAATTGGTGGCGGGTCAAACGATGAGATTGTAGATCCAATGACACAATTGGATCTTGTTGATGTAAAAACAAAGCGTCCGGGCGGAGATAACTACCGCTTTGGAGGCTTAGTTAGACGTAAAAATTCATTTAAGGGAGTATTTTGATGTCAGTTCCTCCGAATCAAATGATGGGGATGGTTGATTCCGCTTTGGAGGCTGTCCCTGGCCAGGAAGTCATGGTCCCACAAGTTGAAGACTTTGCCGGTGGCGCTGAGATTATAGATGACGGCCAAGGCGGCGCGATCATCCAAGCACTGGCCGAGATGCAAGGTGCGGAGGTCATGACAGAAATGTACGACCATGACGCTAACCTTGCTGAAGTCATGGACGAGGCGACGCTTGGTAGCCTCTCGTCAGAGCTTGTTGAAAGCTTTGAAGAAGACAAAGATTCGAGAGCCGAGTGGGAAGAAGGCTATACCAATGGCCTTGATCTGTTGGGCATTCGGTATCAGGAGCGTACTCAGCCGTTCCAAGGTGCGTCTGGTGTCACACATCCGCTGATCGCTGAGTCTGTCACTCAGTTCCAAGCACAGTCCTACAAAGAGCTTTTGCCATCAGGCGGTCCAGTCAAGACGCAAATTATTGGCTTGGAAAGTCCAGAGAAAGAGGCTCAAGCGCAACGCGTTAAAGATTTCATGAACTACATGGTGACTGAGGTCATGGAAGAGTTTGATCCAGACACGGATCAGATGTTGTTCTATTTGCCGCTCAGTGGCTCTACATTCAAGAAGGTTTACTTTGATGAAACTAAACAAAGACCGGTATCTCGATTTATACCTGCCGAAGACTTGGTTGTCCCGTACACGGCGACTGACCTTGCTACTGCATCGCGCATTACACACGTCCTCCGCATGGATCCGAATCAAGTTCGCAAGCTACAGGTTGCTGGCGTATACCGAGATGTTGAGCTTTCAACTGACTATGAAGAAGATTCAGACACAGTTAAACAAAAAGTTAGGGAACTAGAGGGTGTTGAAACCAACATCTCTGAAGAGCTTCACACCATTCTTGAAATCCATACGGATTTAGATCTTGAAGGCTTTGAAGACTTAGCTCAGAATGGCGAACCCACGGGCATCAAGCTGCCGTATATCGTCACAGTCGATCAAGGTAGTGGACAGATTTTAGCGGTCCGTAGGAACTACGCGGAAGGGGATCCATCGAAGCGCAAGCAACAGTACTTCGTGCATTACAAATTCCTTCCTGGGTTAGGATTCTATGGTTTCGGCTTGATCCACATGATCGGAGGATTGGGTAAGGCCGCGACCTCTATCTTGAGGCAGTTGATTGATGCAGGCACATTATCCAACCTACCAGCCGGATTCAAAGCTCGCGGAATTCGCATCCGCAATGATGACGAACCGCTTAGTCCTGGCGAGTTCCGGGACATTGACGCTCCTGGCGGGGACATACGGAATTCAATTATCCCGCTCCCGTTCAAAGAACCGTCAGCGACGTTGGCGCAGCTTTTGGGAGTACTTATTGAATCTGGGCGGCGCTTCGTCTCCATTGCCGACAATCAGATCGCTTCACCGGGTTCTCAGCAACAGCCAGTAGGTACAACGGTCGCGTTACTTGAGCGCGGCATGAAGGTAATGAGTGCAATCCACAAGCGGTTGCACTACGCACAGAAGATCGAGTTCCGTTTACTGTCTCGGGTTATCCGCGACCACATGTCAGGGGCCTACCCCTATGAGGTACCCGGAGCGCAACAGGAGATCTTGGCGACTGACTTTGATGATCGGATCGACATCCTTCCTGTTTCAGACCCGAACATCTTCTCAATGGCGCAACGCGTCACACTGGCACAAACTCAACTGCAATTGGCACAATCCAACCCGCAGATGCACAATCTATACGAAGCGTATCGGAGGATGTATGAGGCTTTGGAAGTTCAAAACATTGAGCAGGTTCTACCTCCGCCGCCACCGCCCCCGCAGCCTCAGCCAGAAGATCCAGCGTTTGAGAATGGAAAAGCAGCCAAAGGGCTCCCCATCCAACCGTTTCCTGAACAAGATCATGATGCACACATCGCGACGCACGTCGCTTTCTTTGCGTTACCTATCGTTCAGGCGGCGCCTCAAGTCCAGGCGAATCTTCTCGAGCACATGTTCCGACACATCTCGATGAAAGCGCGGGCTATCGTTCTACAAGAAATGGAGCAGCTTCAGCAGCAGAACTTGGAGATTCAGGTAG